GATGATCTCGCCGACCGGCTTGCCCATGCGGTCAAACTTGAACTTGAGGTATTCGTCCAGCCGACCGCCGTCCAGCGGCGCGAGTTCCACCAGCTCGCAGCGCTGCACCACCTCGCGCACGGCCGCATCGCGTTCGCTGAGCTTGACCTTCAGCTCGGGCTGGCCGATCAGGATGATGGACAGCAGCTTCTTGAAGCCCAGCTCAAGCTCGAAGAAGCGTTTCAGGTGCTTGATGGTGGGGATGGGCAGCGAATGCGCTTCGTCGATCACCAGGCAGTGCCGGTGCCCCGCGGCGTGGCTGTCCTTGAGTGCCTTGTGGAGTTGGGCGAAGCGCGCTTCGGGACTGCTCTTGGGCTTCTCCAGCGGGGCCACGGTGGCCATCAGCGCCTCGGCGATGTGCGTGGCCTTCAAGGTCTTGCCGCGCTGGTCGTTGTCCTCCATGGCCAGCACGTAGGGCTTGACCATGGTGATCGGCAGGTTCTCGCGGAAGATGCGGTCTTCCAGGTCGCGCAGCAGCGTGGTCTTGCCCGCGCCGCTCTCGGCGACCACCGCCAGCAGGCCCCCGTGCTTGGCGGTCTGCAGCATGGCTTCCCGCACGTAGCGGATGTCCGGGCTGACGTACATGTCCTCATGCGACTGGATGTCGTCGGAGAACGGGTCGCGGAACAGGCCGAAGTGCTTGCGGGTGGCGGCGTGCAGGGTTTGCTTGCGCAGCAGCATGGTTTCCTCCTCGGATGGGGCGGTGGTGGACTTGGTGGATGGGGTGGCCTCGGCAGTTTCGGCCGGGGCGTCGGTGTCTTCAAAGGCGCTTTGCAGCTCGGCCTCGGTGGCGCCGTGGGCCTGCAGGAATTCGCAAGTGCGCTCCTTCAGGTCCAGCTCGTCCAGGCTCTTGGGCCATTGCCCGTGATTGACGATCTGAGCGATGGCAGCGCGCGACAGGCTCAGGGCCTGCGCCAGCTCGGCCTGGTTGGTGCCGTGTTGCGCCAGCAGGTGTTTCAGCTTCAACATGACTCATTGACCTCCTGCCGCGCGCAGCAGCTGCAGCGGCCTGTGCTGGCCCACGCGGGGGCCGGTCAGCTCGGCCGCGATGGCGTCCAGCTGGTCTTCGGGGATGCCGTCCGGGTGGCGTTGAGCCAGCCAGCGGTAGGTGTCGGGCGTCCAGGTGCCGCCCAGGGCCTCCAGGCGCGGCTGGAGCAGCTTGGCGGCTTCGACCAGGTTGAGCGGCGGCAGCTCGACCTTGGGCGCAAGCAGCTCGTGGTCGGTGCCGCGCCGAGGCAGGTAGGTCGGCAGCTCGGCCTCGTCAATGTGCTTGTAGGGGTCCAGGCGGCCGCCAAAGGGCAGCGCCTTGGCCTTGCGGGCGGCCTCGGCCTGGCTGACGGTGTCCGTCTCGGTCACGAGCTGCTCGACGTCCTTGAGCGCGCGCTGGGCCGGCGTCTCGGCGTGCTGCTTGAAGCGTTCGCCCACCACCGGGGCGGACTCCGCAAAGCCCAGTTCGCCCTTGACCACCGCGTCCACGACATGGAACACGTCGCGGCCGTCTTCATCGACCAGCACCACCTGGGCGGCATCGCTGCGCCACGGGTTGCGGGTCACCAGCAGCTTCTCGCCGACCATGACACCGGGCACGGTGGACACGTCGTATTCGCGGCCCTGGAAGGACACGCGCAGCTTCGGGGTGACCTTGCGCGACTCGGGCTCGGCCACGGCCAGCTCCCGGCAGACGTCGACCGAGGGCACCTTGATGAGCTGGTCGGCGCGGATGCGCATCCACACCTCGGTGCGCGACTTGCCATGGCGCCGATGGGTCTCGGTGGCGTTGAAGTTCATGCGCCAGTTGCGGGCCAGGGTGTTCAGCTCGTCCAGCGAGGCCACCGAGCGGAACTTCAGGCCGGGCTCGAACTTGCGCTCGACCAGGTTGTTGCCGTTCTCGACCTGACCCTTGGCGCGGGCGTTGCCGACCTTGTTGATGATCAGGTCGATGCCCAGCGCCCGGCACAGGTTGCGAAACAGCGCCCCGGTCATGGCCGCGCCCGGGTCGGTGATGATGATGGAGGGGCGGCCGTGCAGCATGTCCAGGCCTTCGCGCTCCTGCATCGCGTTGATGAGGACGGAACACAGGTTCTCGCCGCTCTCGGAGCCCAGGACGTACTCCACATACAGCCAGCCGCTGGCGTGGTCCGTGATCACGTAGCGCCACACGCGATTGGCGGCCACGCGCTCCAGGTTGCCGGGCTTGTTCTTGTAGAACACCTGGGCGTCCATGCCCTTGAGACCCGAGGCCATGTAGTACAGCGTGCACAGCGAAGCATCGACCGACCACACGTGGTTCGGGTGCTTGCTGGCCAGCTCGGTCACCGGGGCGGGCGCCAGCAGCTGCTCGGGATGCAGGTTGTACAGGCGCAGCGCGCGGATGATGGTGGAGTCCGACAGCGGGCGGATCTCGCCGCTGGCGGGGTCGACCGCTTCGGCGCGGATCTCGCCATTGGCGCGCAGCACGGTCAGCGCATCGGGCACCGAGTAGAGCTGCTTGCCGTTCTTGCGCATGGACTCGATCAGCACAGCGGAAATCTTGCGGGCCTCCTCCAGCGGCAAGGCCGTCTGCCCGGCGTCGTTGCGGCGCTTGCGGGGTGTGGTCACGGTGACCTCCTTGAGTTTGCGCATCAGCGTGGGCAGGGACAATCCCAACTCCTTACAGGCCGCCTCGTAGACGGCGCCTTTGCCGCCATGCCCAGCCAGGCGGGCAGCGTGGGCCACGGCCACCAGTCGTTCGGTCTGGGCGGCGCTCATGGCTTCAGCCCTCGGCGCCTGCGGGGACCATCTGGCCCTCGCTGTTGCGGGTCCAGCCGTTCTTCTGCATCAGCTGCTGGGCCTTGGTGTCGGCGTCCGCCAGCGCATCGGGGCGCAGCCAGTCCGGCATGGGGTCGCCATCGGGTGCCGTCTTCACGTCGAACTCCGCGCGCAGCTCGTGAAGCACCAGCTGCAGTTGGCCCAGCAGTCCGGCCATGAAGTCGGCGTGGCTGATGCCGTGGGCTTCGCTGTGCTCGGCCAGGGCGGTGAAGCCGGCATTGAGGCCGCGGATGAGCACTTCGGCCTCGGCGGCGGACTGCGCCACCTCCTTGCGGATCTCGGTGCCGACGTCGGCGGGCGCCGCGCTCTTGACGCGCTTCTTGGCCTTGCTGAGCTTCTCGGACAGATCGTTGATCTTGGCGTCCTTGTCGGCGAGCACGCGGCCACGGGCCTCCAGGTCGGCGCTGGCTTCGCGCAATGCGGCGCGCAGCTCGCTGGCGCTCATGCGGTCGATGTCGTCCAGCTCTGCGATGCTCTTCAGGGTGTCGTCATCGTGGGTGACCAGTTCAAGGAAGGCGCTGGCGCTTTTAATGTGCGTGCTCAAAACCGCCAAATTGGCGCTTTTGGCGGTCTTCTGAGCGGCTTGCATGAAGCGCTGCGCAGACCGATCCGAGATGCCCAGCATCTCGACGCGCTGGGTGAACTCGCCGTGCGGCGTCAGCTCTTTCAGCAGCAGCAGGCGCTTGCCGGTTTCCAGGATGGCTTCCACGGTGCGGCGCTGATAGAAGCGGATTTCGTCTTCCAGGGCGCCCACAGTCAGGCTGCCGTCGTAGCCGAGTTGGGTGGCCAGTTCGGAGACTTGGGCGTTGACCGCGGCCAGGGCCTGGCGGGCATCGGCGATCACGGCGGGAGCCAGCTCGGTCGCGGTGGATTCAGGGGTGGCGGTGGCGGCTTTGCGGGCCATAGGGACTGCTCCTTAGCGGGACGTGTTCAGACGGGTGCTCAGCTCGTCCAGGCGGGTGCGGGCGTTCTCCACACTGCGCAGGATCGAGACGGCGTGTTGGGCCAGCCGCACCGAGGGACGGATGCGGTTGGTTTCGGGGATGCGCTCCGCAAACCCCGTGGTTTCGAGGGTGGTCACGTAGCGGGTGATGGCACTGGGCTCCAGGCCCGTGGCCTTGCACAGCTCGGTGGGCGTCATGCCGTGGGCGAAGTGGCCCAGCAGGACGTTCAGCACTTCCAGCACCTTGGCGGCGGTCTGGCTTTGCGAGGGGGCTTTGGTGGCGCTCATGCGGGTCCGAACTCCAGCTCGGGCGTGGCAAAGGTGGCCACGCTGTGGTGATGAAAGGCCACCTGCTCCAGGTGGCTGCCCAGGGCGGCCAGGGTGCTGGCGGCAGCCTCCTGGCTCGGGTTGTCGTGGAAGTCGCTCAGCAGCTGCAGCGCGTGGGCAAAGCCGCTGTTGAACTCCACCATGTCGGTGGGCTTGGGCACGCGGCCACTAGGCCGGTCAATGAGCAGCTTGCCGGCGCTGGCCGCGAACCACAGGCTCACGAAGCGGCAGCCGCAGGCGTGCTCGTACACGGGCACCAACGTGGCGGGCATCTTTCCTGTGCTCAGGTACTTGTAAAGGCTGTCCACCGTGATGCCCATGCGCGTGGCGATCCCGTCGACGCTCAGGTTGTGCCGCTCCAGCGCGTACTCCTTGCACATGCGGATCGCCTCCAGCAGGTTGCTGGCGCGGGCTGATTTCCAGTTTCGGCGGCCCATCAGAACGCCCCTCCAGGAAGTGATTCCAAACAAATTCCGGCTTGGAACTGCGGTTTTGAACTGGCTCGGCGATAGCCTTTGGGGCTCATCAAACGACCAAGGGAGAGAACCATGGACACCCGAACCACAGAAGCCATTGCCCGCGCACTTGAGGACATGACGGCGCGCCTGCACACCCTGGAAGCGGAGCGACTGGCGGCGCGTAGCGCGCTGTTGCTGCTGGTGCGACGCATGGGCATGGACGGACTGGTCGACGTCGAGGGCCTCTGTGAAGACATGCTCAAGCTCGTGTCCGTCAATGAGGCGCCGGACGGCGCAGAGCTTCGATCAGCGCTTGCGTCTCTCGCGCACGATCTGATGCTTGCCTGTTTGCCGCCAGGATCGGGAGAAAGATCCTCTTCGCCTCCTCGCGGGTGAGGGCCGGGCACTTGGTGAGGCGCTTCTTCACGAGGCATCTCCCTGGCCGTTGTCGTCGGGGGCCTCTTCCTTGAGGCCCAGCGCGATGGCGCCCTGATGCGCTTGGCCGTAGTTGCCACGCAGCGCACCGCGCAGCAAATCCTTCAGGATGTCGCGGGACACGCCGGTGGCGCGCGCCAGCTGCGCCACGGTGATGCCACGTGCCCGAAGCCAAGCTTGAGCAGAGTCAGCAGTCTGCGGATAAGGCACGCGCAGCTGTGACGGCTGTTGCACAGGAGGGGGTTTGCGGCGGCTCATGTGGGGGGCTTGGTGGTAGATTGGGGTCTGTAACATTTGGGAGCTATTGACGGTGGCGGACAAGGACGTCTGGATTGCTGCTCGTGGCTTAGGGGCTGAGGACGAATGAAGACTGAACTTGAACTACAGATGGAGCGCATGCACCAGATGAACGTCCTGGTGGCTGAAGCCCAGGCGAAGAAGGCCCTGGGTGATGCCGTGGTCACGGTCCTGGCCCTTGGCCAGCCGCTGAGCGTTGACGCCCTGCTGGCTCAACTGCTTGGCCCCGTTCAGTACCGACCGCTGGACGACCTGATGCGGATGACGCATGAGTCGGCCGCGCATTTGCTGGGGTGGGTGCCATGGAAGCAAGTGCCGCTGCCACCCAAGACCACAGCGAGTCCGTGAGGCTCTGCGCTGCACTGGCGGTCTCTCGTGATTGCTGGGCAATGGGGTGAGCCATTTTTTTTGGTCTGCGCTGGGGGGCTTGCGCGGGCTTTGTGTTGGTATGGGATGGATTATGGGTACGAACGTACTCATTTGCAAGAGGTTTTATGGGTTCAATTGGTGAAAGACTTCGTGCGGAGCGTGAGCGCTTGCGCCTCAACCAATCCGACTTCGCTGAAGCCGCAGGAACCACTAGGAAGTCGCAGTTCAATTACGAAACGGACGAGCGCAGACCAGACGCCGACTACCTGGCCGCTGCTGCAGGTCTGGGCGTTGATGTCCTGTTCGTGTTGACCGGCGTCCGTGATGGCGCAAATCCCGGCCTTGATGCAGCCGAGCGCGTGCTGCTAGACAGCTATCGCCGCTGTACTGAGCAAGCCCGTCAGAACTTGATTCAAACGGCAGCACTCCTCAGTGCTGGAATGACCCCATTGCCTGGCCCGAGTGCGGGCGTTTCTCAGACCGCCATTGGTCGCGACCTCAACCACTCTGGCAAAGGCAACGTCCGGGTCCACGTCGGTGACGTGGAGCGGGCTCCGCGTGCGCAACATGTGCGCGCCTCAGGGACCGGCGCTCAAGCGGCCGGCCGGAACATCGTCAACAAAGGAAAAAAGTAGCGATATGCGCTGGGAACCAGAACAACAACAGAATGAGCTGAGCACCGAAGGGACGGTGATCAGCGTTCAGGGCGAGCGGAGTCAAGCCGCTGCGAGGGACATCAACAACGTCAGCTGCCAAACCGGTCAGGCGGCCGGCCGGGACATCAACACTACAAACACCACAAATACCCAAGTCACTGTGATCAACATCCCCGAACGTCGATCAGAGGCACGACTGCAGGCCGACTTCGCGGCGAGCACCGGAATCTGGTGCCCCAAGGAAGCTCGGCTGTGGCTTGAGGATTTGATTGAGCACCATGGCTTCACCGGCAAGGAGTTGCGGCGCGCATGGCAAGTCGGATCCATCGGTTGGAGCACGAAGAGGGGTGAGCGGTACATTTCCGCTCCCTTGGCCGAGGCCGTGGTGGGCTACATCTACTACGGCGGACTCAGTGTGGTCTTCTTCGTGCCATGGCTGGCGTGGCTGCTGAGCGAGCGCCCCCAACTCAATGGGAATCAGATGCTCGCGCTCGCTGGCTGCGGAGCCATTTACTTAGGCTTGGTTTGGCTGTTGGCGAACTTCACCTTCCTGCCGAGGCGAGTGGCATTGCGGATTCAGCGAATCACTGCGCCAACACCTCGTAAAGCATCGGGGGCGTGATGGCGGACTTTCTGATACTCGCCGCCATGCTTGTATGCGGATGGTTTGTCTGGCGGAAGTCGTCTGCCTTTTGGATTGGCAGAGGAACTGGAAAGCTATTGGGGCACCTTGTCGGAGGTGTGCTTGGAGCATTCGCAGCGCTGGTCCTGTTGATCGCGTTTTTGCCTGCCGAACCAGGCGCCGGAAGTAAGGCGGAGGCCCCTGTGCCCAAGGCGCAAGCAAAGATGACTGCCGCAGTTGCGGCGCCTCCCTCTGCTGCGTTGCCGACTTCAGCACCGACTGTGCAACCGGAAGTCGAGCCCAAGGCTGAAGACACGCTTCCACCGATGAACCTTGCTGACGCACGTAGGTTCGCACGGGCTACTCTGAACGTGGTGGAAGAAGCGCACCAGTCATTGCAAGATGCCATCCATCTTCGTGACAGACGGGGCATCACCCGCTTCGTCATCGCTCCCCTCAATACAGAGATGCGCAGATGGCCCACCTTACTGACAAGGCACAAGGACGACCAACGTCACCACTTTGGCCACTGCCACCATGCTGCGCTGATGCTCCACAACCTTGCCTATTCAGTTGACCGGCAGCAGACGGTGGAGACCATGAAGTACGTCCGTCAGGACGAGAAGGCATTCAACGAGGCGAAAGAGCAGTGTGAGAAGGCGTTGGAAACCTCCGACCAGGCCATTCTCAAAGCTGTCGCTGAAGAGGAGGCGGAACTCAAGAGGAAGTTCGGCGGCAACGAGTGCCTTACAGTTTTTCGCCTCGACGAGAAGACAGGCGAAGTGGTGCCGCAGCCCAAACCGGCTCACTGCCCGAAGCAGTAGGGGTAGCAAAGAGGTGATCTTGCCTTCGCTTACACCTGTCACCCCGTAGCACCAACGCTGCAAGCAACTCAGGCTGGGAGGCTCCCTAACATTCCCAGGTCATTCATAGGGAGCCATTTCCATGCCCACCTTCGCCACCCTCTGGGCGAACCATCCAACGATCAAAGGCGACGGCCCGGTGCTCGACCGCAAGGTCTACGAGAACCAGTGCGCCATCAGCCTGTCGGCCGCGCTTATTCGCTCCGGTGTCGACATGCACAGCTACCCGGGCGCGAAGTCCTGGGACAAGGGAAAAGTGAAGTACGCGCTGCGCGCGCAGGAGCTGGCCAACTGGCTTTCGACGCCGGCATGCAAGCTCCCCATCAGCCGCGAGAAGATGTCCGCCAAGGAAGCATTCGGAGGCAAGACGGGGATCAACGGCCGAACCGGCATCGTGTTCCTGCAGAACTACTGGGGGCCCGGTGCGCAGGGTGACCACATTGACCTGTGGAACGGCAGCCGCATGACCGACTGGCGCAGCTGGGCCCGGATCAACGTACGCATCGGCGATGTGGGCGTGCACAGCTTGGGCTGGGGCAGCGACCCGCTGAAGGCCCAGAACGTCTGGTTCTGGGGCCTTGCGTGAAGCGCCTGCTGTACTGGCTGGCAGGCGCGCTGCTCGGCCTGGTGGCCGGCAGTGCCGTCGCCTATGTCTTCAACAGCTGGTACGCCGCGCGCTACATCCGGGGCGACGAGGACTTCAACTTCCTGACGGGCCTGCTGATACTGGGCTTCTGGCCTGGCGGCCTCATCCTCGGCATCGTCGCCGCGCACATGCTGTACCGGCGCAGTCGCGCTCGCTGAAGCGAGCCCCGCCAGCGCTTTTTCAATTGGATTAAAAGACCCCGTCCGCACGCCGCAAGACCATAGCGGCGTGCGTCTCTCCGTTCCTCCTGCAGGTGCGGTCGGCGCTAGATCCCGACCCTGCAACCCTCTGGAGGAACTCATGACTGCAAAGTCCCCACGGCCCCCTGCGCAGATGCCGCGCATGGCGGGCTGGCAGCTGATCGCCGCGCTGCTGCTCGGCGTCATCGCCCTCGTCTCGCCGCAGCAAGTCCCGGTCGCGCTGTACAAGCTGTCGCTGATCAGTCTGGCCGCCGTGGTGGGCTACTGGCTCGACCGCTCGCTGTTTCCCTACGCCCGCCCGGACGGCTACCTCAAGGTGGACTGGCGCTGCGTGGAAGGACGCTGCAGCCGCGACGCGGACTACCAGGTGGTGGGTGGCTACCAGCGTGTTTTCGCGCTGGCCATGCTGCGCCGCTCCATCATCGTGGCCGCCGTCGTGATCGGCGTGGCCCTGGGGCTATGAGCATGAGCCGCACCACGATCATGCTGGCAATGGTGTGCCTGTGCCTCATCCTGGGCCTGGTCAGCGGCAGCCATGCCGCCGAGCTGCCGCGCGAAGCCCAGCAGCATCGCGCCGAGCTGACCCGCAACGCGCGCCTGGTGTGGGGCCTGGAGGCGCCGGTGGCCACCTTCGCGGCCCAGGTTCACCAGGAGAGCCGCTGGCAGGCCCAGGCCAAGAGCCCGGTGGGGGCGCGCGGCATCGCCCAGTTCATGCCCGCCACGGCCGCGTGGATCGCCCAGGCCTACCCGGCGTTGGCCCATCCCGAGCCGTTCAATCCGAGCTGGGGCCTGCGGGCGCTGGTCACCTATGACCGCCACCTGTGGCAGCGCACGAGCGCCGCCACGCCATGCGACCGCATGGCCAAGGCCCTGGCCGGCTACAACGGCGGTGCCGGCTGGATCGCCAAGGACGAGCGCCTGGCGCAAGCCAACGGAGCGGACCCCTCGCGCTGGTTCGACCAGGTCGAACGCTTCAACGCCGGCCGCAGTGCTACCGCCTTCCGCGAGAACCGCGGCTATCCCAGGCGCATCCTGCGGGAGCTGGAACCCCTGTACGTGGCAGCCCGCTGGGGCCAAGGGAGCTGCACATGATGGGCCGCATCAAAGCCACGCTGGCCACCGTGGGCCTGGTCACCGGCCTGGCCGCTGGTGCAGGCCTGGTGGGCCTCGCCTTGGGCCACCGGGAAGGCTACCGCGCCGCCCAGGCCGAGGGCCGGGCCACGCTGGCCAAGCTCCACGCCACCCAGGCCCAGCTGCGGGCCCAGAACGCCGAGCAAGCCACCCGGCGCCTGGCCGCAGAAGTGCAGCACGGTCAGCAGCTCGCGCAGCAGCTGGCCGCCGAACGCGAACACCACGCCACCGAGAAGCAAGCGCTTCTCAAGAGGATCGCCCATGTCACGACCGTCTATGTCCCGGTGCCCGGCGCTGCGCCTGAGCCTCTGCCTCGCGCTGTCTTCACTGCTGGCTTCGTGCGCCAGTACAACGCCGCCATCGGCCTTGATGGAGCCCCTATGCCCGCCAGCACCCGAGGCGCCGCTGCCCCCGGAGCTGGCCAGGCGCCCGCAGCCGCCCAAGGCCTTGATGCCGGGCTACGCCACCAGTTCGCCGATCTCTTCGACTCCGGCCTCAGCCAGGCCGACCTCCTCGGCCACATCGCCGACTACGGCGAGCGCTGCCGCAACCTCGAATCCCAGCTGAACCGGCTGCTGGATCGGGCGCAGGTCAAGACGCCGGAACAACAAGGAAAGGCCACTGAATGAAGGTCGCTGACATCGCTGCATCGGGGAGCAAGGCATGACGGTACAGGTGGAGTTCTGGCAGCTCGTGCTGTTGCTGCTGTCGTTCCTCGGCTTCCTGGCCGCTGCAGGCCGGCTGCTGCTCAGCCAGATCGACCGCCGCCTCTCGGATCGCTTCGAGGCGATGGAGAAGGCGCGCGAGGAAGGCGGCAAGCACTGGGATGACCGCTTCACGCAGCTGCAGCAGCAGGCCCACCGCGATTCGCAGAACGTGGCCGAGCTGGAGCGCTCGCTGCTGCGCTTCCAGGCCGAGCTGCCGCTGCAATACGTCCGGCGCGAGGACTACGTGCGCGGGCAAAGCGTGATCGAGGCCAAGCTGGACGCGGTCTATAGCAAGTTGGAAGTCGTACAGATGAAGGGAGGACAACATGGTTGACCATGCCAAGGTGCGGCGCGAGTCCATGCGCTGGAACCTGATCAACACGCTGGACAAGGCCCGGCCGCACACCAGCAGCGAGCAGTTCCTGCTGCAGGTGATGCAGGCCATCTACCCGGACGCGACCGCGCTGGAAGTGCGGCGCGAGCTGGACTACCTGGCGGACCGCGACCTGGTCGAGCTGAACAAGCAGCCGTCGGGCATGTGGTTCGCCGACCTGACGCGCTACGGCGTGGACATTGCTGAGTACACCATCGAGTGCGAGCCCGGCATTGCCCGCCCGGTGAAGTACTGGGCGGGCTGAGATGGCACGCCGTTCATCCATCGACGGGCTGCCGCAGGACGTGCGCCACTGGCTGGAGCGCGCCCTGGCCGAGAACAACTTCAGCGGCTACCAGGCGCTGGAGGAGCTGCTGCGCGACAAGGGCTACGCGATCAGCAAGAGCGCCATCCACCGCTATGGCCAGAAGATCGAGCGCCGCTTCGCCGCGATCAAGGCCAGCACCGAGGCGGCCCGCATGCTCACGGAAGGGGCCTCCGACGACCAGGACCGCCGCTCCGAGGCCGTCATTGCCCTGGTGCAGACCGAGCTGTTCGAGTCCATCCTGAACCTGCAAGAAGCGGGCGAGGAAGAGATCGACGCCTCGGAGCGCCTGGGGCTGCTGTCGGCGGCCGCCAAGAACATCGCCACACTCGCACGGGCCAGCGTCAACCAGAAGAAGTTCCGGCTTGAGGAACAAGCACGCATTGCCCGCGAGGCCCGCGAGCAACAACTGGCCGAGCAGCAGGAGCGCCTGGAAGAGCTGCGCGGCAGTGATGGCATGAGCGAGCAGATGGAGGCCCGCATCCGTCGCATCCTGCTTGGGAAGGAATGATGTCCGCACCCACCGAAGCTACCTCGCAAGAAGAGGCCCGCCAGGACGTTCCCCTCAAGGCGCTGGGCAAGCCGCGCAAGATCGACCTGGCCGAAGAGATGAAGCTGGCCGGCGTCGTCGTGCCGCAGGAGGTGGCCGACGCCATCCCGGCCAATGAGCCCGTCTTCCTGCCGTATCAGCAGCGCTGGTTTGAGGACGAGTCCCAGATCATGATCGGGGAGAAGTCCCGCCGCACCGGCCTGACCTGGGCCGAGGCCGGCCGCAACGTCGTGAAGGCCGCCCGGCCGCGCCGTCGCCGGGGCTGCAACACCTTCTACGTGGGCAGCAAGAAGGAGATGGCGCTGGAGTACATCGCCGCTTGCGCGCTGTTCGCCAAGGCCTTCAATGAGCTGGCGCAGGCCGACGTCTACGAGCAGACCTTCTGGGACGAAGGCAAGAAGGAGGAAATCCTCACCTACATGATCCGGTTCCCGAAGTCCGGGTTCAAGATCCAGGCGCTGTCCAGCCGCCCCTCCAACCTGCGCGGCCTGCAGGGCGACGTCGTCATTGACGAGGCGGCCTTCCACGAAAGCCTGGAAGAGCTGCTCAAGGCCGCCCTGGCGCTGACCATGTGGGGCAACAAGGTCCGGCTGATCAGCACCCACAACGGCGTCGAGAACCTCTTCAACGAGTACATCGAGGACGCCCGCGCCGGGAAGAAGGACTACAGCATCCACCGCATCACGCTGGACGATGCCATCGCTGACGGCCTTTACAAACGCATCTGCTTCGTCACCGGGCAGACCTGGTCGCCTGAAGGCGAGAAGAAGTGGCGCGACGATCTGTACAAGAACGCGCCCAACCTGGAGAGCGCCGAGGAGGAATACGGCTGCATTCCGAAGCACAGCGGCGGCGCCTGGCTGTCGCGTGCCCTCATCGAGTCCCGCATGTCGGCCGACACGCCGGTGCTGCGCTGGACCTGCCCGCAAGGCTACGAGTTGCTGCCCGACCACGTGCGCCAGGCCGACTGCCAGGCCTGGCTGGAGGAGCACCTGGCGCCGCTGCTGGCCAAGCTGCCGCCCGACGCGATCAGCTTCAACGGCGAGGACTTCGGCCGCACGGGTGACCTGACCGTGCACGTGCCGCTCATCCAGCTGCAGAACCTGGTGCGGCGCGTGCCCTTCATGCTGGAGCTGCGCAATGTGCCCTTTCGCCAGCAGGAGCAGGTGTGCTTCTACCTGCTGGACCGGCTGCCGCGCTTCACGGGCGGTGCCTTCGATGCCCGGGGCAATGGCCAGTTCCTGTCCGAGTACGCCATGCAGCGCTACGGCGCATCGCGCATCCATCAGGTCATGCTGACCGAGTCCTGGTATCGCGAGCACATGCCGCCGGTCAAGGCCGCGCTGGAGGACGGCGACCTGGACGGCCTGCCCAAGGACGCGGACGTGCTGGCCGACTTGCGCGCGGTCCAGGTCATCAAAGGCGTGCCGCGCATCCCCGACAGCCGCACCACGGGCGAAGACAAGGGCAAGCGCCACGGCGACGCCGCCGTGGCCGTGGCGCTCGCCTACTACGCCAGCCGCGAAATCAACCTGGGCCCGGTGGTGGTCAAGTCCGCCCACCGCCGTGCCGCCTCCCGTATCACCCAAGGCTACGCATGAGCAAGACCAACGGCATCTGGGTCAGCCCCACCGAGTTCGTCCAGTTCGGGGAATCCCGCGCCGCAGCACCGACGCTGTCCCAGCAGATTGCCACCCGCGGGCGCAGCATCGACTTTCATGCGCTGGGCGGCATGTACCTGCCCAACCCAGACCCGGTGCTCAAGGCGCTGGGCAAGGACATCAAGGTCTACAAGGACCTTCGCTCCGACGCCCACGTTGGCGGCTGCATCCGTCGCCGCAAGGCCGCCATCAAGGCCCTGGAGCGCGGCGTGGAGCGGGCCAAGGCCAAGACCCGCGTGGCCAAGAGCATTGAAGCCATGCTCAGGGACCTGGACCTTGAGCGGATCATCAACGAGATGATGGACGCGGTGCTCTACGGCTACCAGCCGATGGAGATCACCTGGGGCAAGGTCGGTAGCTTCATCGCGCCGGTGGATGTGGTGGGCAAGCCGGCCAACTGGTTCGTCTACGGCGAGGACAACCAGCTGCGCTTCCGCTCCAGGGACAACATGCTGCGCGGCGAGGAGCTGCCCGAGCGCAAGTTCCTGGTCCCGCGCCAGGACCCGACCTACGACAACCCCTACGGCTTCCCGGACCTGTCCATGGTCTTCTGGCCTACCACCTTCAAGAAGGGCGGGCTGAAGTTCTGGGTGCAGTTCACCGAGAAGTACGGCTCGCCGTGGCTGATCGGCAAAACGCCGCGCAGCTCCACACCGAAGGAGGTCGACCTGCTGCTGCAGCGCCTGCAAGACATGGTGCAGGACGCCGTGGCGGTCATTCCATCGGACGAGAGCGTCGATATCCATGAGGCCGCAGGCAAAGCCGGCAGCGCCGAGGTGTACGAACGGTTGCTGACCTTCTGCCGATCCGAGGTGTCGATTGCTCTGCTGGGCCAGAACCAGACCACCGAGGCCGAGGCCAACCGCGCCTCCTCGCAGTCCGGGCTGGAGGTCACGCGCGAGATCCGCGACGGCGACAAGACCATCCCGGTGGCGGCGATCAACCAGCTGATCCGCTGGACCTGCGAGCTGAACTGGGGCGACGCCGACGTGCCCCTCTACGAGTTGTGGGAACAGGAGGAAGTGGACAAGGTGCTGGCCGAGCGCGACGAGAGGCTCACTCGGGCCGGCGCCAGGCTGACGCCGCAGTACTTCAAGCGCGCCTACAAGCTGGAAGACGGCGACCTGGTCGAAACGGCCGAGCCGCAGCCTGGTCAGCCAGGTCATCCTGGCCAGGAGCTGCTCGCCGCCGAATTTGCCGAGGGCGAGGATCTGGCGCCGGACCAGGACGCCCTGGACGCAGCCTTGCAGGTGCTGGAAGACGAAGGCCAGGCCGAGGCTGACCTGCCGGGCCTGCTGCTGCCGGTGCTGAAGGCCGTGAAGGACGGCCGTAGCGCGGGCGAGCTGCTGGGCATGCTGGCCGAGCTGTACCCGGAGATGGATGCGGCCGGCCTACAGGCGCGCCTGGCGCGCTCCATTTTCGTGGCGGATGTCTGGGGGCGCCTGCATGCCTGACGCCGTCTCTGGGGCCCAGCTGGCCCACTGCATGAGCCTGCCACCCAAGCAGGCCATCGCCTATCTGCAGGCCAAGGGCTACGCCATCTCCTGGGACTGGGAAGAGGTCTGGCAGCAGGCCCAGGCCAAAGCCTTCACCGTGGCCAAGGTGATGCGCCTGGACCTGCTGCAGGACATCCGCGAGGCGGTGGAGGCAGCCCTGAAGGAAGGCCAGACCCTGGCCGCCTTCACCAAGGTCCTGGCTCCGACCCTCAAGGCCAAGGGCTGGTGGGGCCGGCAGGAGCACATCGACCCCGACAGCGGCGAGATCACGCAGGTCCAGCTCGGCAGCGCCTGGCGCCTGCGCACGATCTACCGCACCAACCTGCAGACCGCCTACATGGCCGGCCGCTACGCCGAGCAGCTGAGCAACGCCGAGAACCGGCCCTTCTGGAAGTACGTGGCCGTGCTGGACAAGCACACGCGGGCCAGCCACCGGGCGATGAACGGCAAGGTGTTTCGCCACGACGATCCCTTCTGGCAATCCTTCTATCCGCCCAACGGCTGGGGCTGCCGCTGCCGCGTGACCACGCTGTCGGCCGGCCAGGTCGAGCGCCAAGGGCTGGTCGTGGACGCCTCGGCCGGCAAGCTGGGGACCGTGCAGAAGGTCGTGTCGCAGAAGACGGGCGAGGTGCGCGACGTGGCCACCTTCACCACGGTGGACCCGCTGACGCGCAAGCGCATCGTCGTCTCGCCGGACGTGGGCTGGAGCTACAACCCGGGTGCGGCCAGCTGGCAGCCCGAGCTGGGCAGCTACGGGGGTAGCCTGGCCGATTTGGCCAGGCACGAGCTGAAGGGCCGGCCGTGACCGAGCTGCACGTCAAGATCGACGACGCGGCCGCCCAGCTAGCCCTGGACAGCCTGGCGCGCGCCGGCGGCAACCTGCGCCCCGTGATGCACGACATCGCTGAGGTGCTGGCCAGCGAGACCGAGGCGAACCTTGCTGCCCAGGGCCGGCCGTGCTGGACGGCG